AATACCAATTGGACCTAATGCTAGTGCTTTTACAATACCTTGTGATGTGCTGATAATAGCATCTATAATAGCAAGTGCTTTGTTTAACATGAAAGCGGCCTTGTTGTGTTTGGCCATTTCACTTAATAATTCTCTACCTGATTTAATTGTAAGGTCTTTAATTTGATCTGCAGTTAAATTTTCAAGATCAAGTTCAGCCATTCTACCTGACTTGATTAATTCAAATTGTTCATTAACCTGTTCTTGTTGGAACTTGGTTCTATCCATTTGATATTTCTTTTGGATTTGCGTAATTAATTTTTGATATTTTTCTTCATTGGCCGCATCTGTTTTTCTTAGCACTTCAAGATGATCAATCTTTTCTTGCATTGCTACTTCTTCAGCACTACCCGCACCAAATGCACCACCTGTTTCTGAAATAAGTCCTGGAAGTGCCGCTTCCGCTTCTTTACGTTTTTCTTCTAATGCAATTTGTTCATGAAGATTGCGAAGTTGTTTTTCTTGACCTTCAAGCAATTTACCTTGTTGTGATTCTCTAATCTTTTCTAAATCCGCTAAAATTTTTGTTTCTGTTTTAGTTTTTCCAGTTAAGGTAAGTTCTTTGTTTAATTTTGCAATAATATCATTATAGGTATTACTTGCTTTATCTAAATTCTCTTTTGTTTTGTTTGTATTACTTGCAACCTCGCCTGTTGGTCCAACCGCTTTTTTAGCCTTCTCCGCTAACTCTTCTGCTTGTTTGGATGATCCCCTTAAATTTTCTAATAATTCATCATAGCCTTCAACACCAAGTGTTTTAAGTGTTTTTTCTAGATCACCAAACTTATCTTTAATTGAATCAACCGCGGCTTCTCCACCTTTTAATAAACCAAATGCTGTTGCTATTGCGGCAACACCCGCGACCACACCTCTAACAATTATACCTCCTGGTATAAAGTTTAGCATAGCCAACCCTAGTTTGTTTAATGCTGGAATAATGGTAGAATAGATAAATGTAGCAAAAGTAGCCAACGCAGGAAGCAATACCCTAGCAATGGCTATCGCTATATTTCCTACCCATAGAACAACCTTGATTTTAAGAAGCAATATAAATGCTTGACCAATTAATTCAATATTAGCAACCAAGAATTTTCCAATATCAATTGCATATAAAAATGCTTTTGTAAGATTGGTTCCAATGCTATGAATTAAATCATCATTGTTTTCAATTGCATCCGTAATTTTTTGTATGAAATCACCAAAGACCTTACCAAATCCTCCTTGACCAATTTTATCCTGTGCATTTTTAAATGCAATGGACAAGTTGGACATCTTGGTTGAAAGGTTTTCAATCCTTGCCGCTGTTGCTCCACCAAAACGTTCATTGATACCATCACCAAGTGCTTGAATTATCTTTTCAGTGTTTCCTGCTTCCTTACTGAAATTACTAATCTCAGCACGTGATACTCCTAATTTTTCTTTTAGGATATCATAAACAGGTAGACCTCTATCAGCCAACCTATCAAGGTTCATAAGTTCAACGGTTTGTGATTGTAAACTTCTTGTGTATAAATCTGTAATTGCCGTTAAGGAACCTATTTGATCTGTTGTAACAGCGGCCGCATCAGTGAATGTTGTTAATAATTCTTCACTGGGTTCTAGACCATTGGATACAAGTTTTGTATAAGTGGTAGCAAGTTCTTCAACACCAAATTGTGTTTTGGTTGCAAATTTAGAAACATAATCAAAAGCCTGAGCACCTGCTTGGGCACTACCTGTGACTGATTTAAGTGTTGTTCTTAAATCCTCATAACGTGCTGTGGTATTAACAATACCTCTAATTAAATTTCCACCACCAATGGTTGCCAAAGCGGCAGAAGCCGCGGCCGCAACCCTGTTGATACCCAATAGGCCACCATTAAGGGATTTTAATCTTCCTTGTATCTTACCTAATCCAGCACTTACCCTATCTACGAGGCGGATTTCTATGTTTTGTGCCACTCGTCATGCTCCTCTTTTGTTCTTGCGCCTGCAAATTAAAATATGCAGTCCACATCTGTATTTCCAGGACACTGAGTTGAGCAACCTCTTCTAAACTCTTGCCAACCGTTTCGCCAATTTTGCAAAGCAGTAGCAGTTCAGTGTCCTCTTTTAGTTTTTTTCTACGTCCTCGTATTCAGAAGTTGCAGAATTTAACTCAGTTGCTATGCGTAAAAGAACAGCAGGATCAACTTCATTCATAAGTGTCATTTTGTCCGCTTGTGAAAACAATTTCTTGCCTTCAGGATTTAATGACTTGAGAATGATTGATTCTACAAGTGCTTCTACGGTCTTGCCCTGCTGTTGCAATTGAATGATTTTTGATTCAGTTGCAAAACTATGTGCAGGTTTGTAATAGATGTCCATTTTCCATTCATTAATGGTCATCTTTCTTAATTCACCACCAAGTTTTTCCTTGAAGTGACCTTTTGCGTTTTCTAACAATGGATTCATTGTATATTTCTCCTATTAATCTCCCTAATGGTAGGCCCTATTATACCGTTAGGTGCTTGTTTTGAGTGACCTTTTTCAAGTTCGTCAATATAGGGCACGCGGTTTACAACGCTGTAACCATGAGAACGTTTTTCAGTTCTCCACCCGCGCCTTGCACGACCTTTATCAATTGGTGTTAAACTAACAGCAACTGATTTTGTTTCATTGGCCACCCTGGCAACAAATTGATCTAATTCTCTTTCTAGACCAGCCATTGCCTGCTGGATACCACTAATTTGTATCTTCAGCATTTGTTTCCTAATTACGCAGTTACTTCATGACCCAAAGCACCTGTGCCTTGGAATGCAACCGTAACCGTGATTAGATCATCGTATGATGCAGTTCTTGATACTGATGTAATAAGAACTTTACCTGTGTATTTTTCATTTCCTGAATCTGTTGAAGTCCATAATTCAATGAATACATCATTGTCATATGAAGGGTCAAATAAGTTTCTGTGTGATGAAAATTCAGTTGTATCAAATACGCATTCTAAAGAACCTGAAAATTGGTGTAAACCATTTAAGTAAGTTCTTGCACCGCCTGATGAAAATGAAGTATTTTCAACGGTGTCCTTAGTGTGATCTAAGGTCCATGAACGAACGGATGCTACAGAAGTTTCTCCCGCAGAGTCAGTTCCAAAATAGACCGCGCCTTGTTCGCCAGTTAAATTAGCCATCGCTATTCTCCTCTGTTAAGTTATTGCGGAAATAATTCTCGTTATCCACTGCGTCTCCGCTCTGTTCCGTAGTGAATTCTTCAGTATCTTCTTTTTTTACTACCTCTGCTTTGGCTGATACTTTAGCCTTGACAGATTTTTTAACGCTTGGTGTGCCTGTTGACCAACCATTTGCTAAAAACTTGTTTAGTGCTGAATCATCAATCCATTCAACAGCACCATCTTTATAAACCTTAATGCTCATTATACTTCTCCTTTTGCGAAGACATATTTTACTTCAACATTCATGCTAAATTCACCCAATGGTGGAATTCTATTTTCCACAATAATTTCTCTTACATGGGTGGTTACCGCTTGACCTGTTATTTCTCTGTTTCTTGCATTGTTCAATGCTTCTTCAATACGTTCAATGAGGTTATTTCTTTTTTCATCAACACTCATGGCAATGCCTTCTCTACCATCTGAACGAACAAATCCTGTTATGTTAATTGTAATAACACCTAAACGTTTACCGCCAAATGCTATGTCATCTCTTGTTTCATTGCCTGTGGTAACAAGAAGTGCAGGAAATTGTCTCATTGAAAGTTTTTCTAAATCAAAAGGTTCGCGTGTGACAAAGGCAGGTCTTGGAGGACTCATGTCCTTCAAAATATCAATGATATTTGTAATTGCAGTTTCGCGTGTGCTCATTATCCCTACCTTTTAAGGCGTAGATAATGTTGTGGTTCTTTTTCTCTGTCTTCAACCGTGCCAGAGGAATCCAAATCGTATTCTACACCATCCCTTAAAATTAAATCAAATTCTCTTTCGTATTCTTTTCTATAATACTCCATCTTATTTTGAAAGACGTCGCCGTCTACTTCAAATTTTGATAGTTTGGGAAGGATGTGAAAACCTAGTGCTTGGTAAACCGCGGCAGTAGTAAATTGACTTGTTGTTAGCAAGTCTTCATTCATTTCAATTGAGTTAGCGCCTAGATAGTTAATATCGTATAGGCCTATTTGTTGTGTTGGCCACCATTTGATACGAAGATCTCTTACAACATCAGCATTTGCTCGTGTAATTTCGTTTTCAAAGTTTGGTAGTCCGTAGTCTGTAATATCAGGTTCATATTGTTGAATATCTGATATTGTGCATAGAGTTATAGCCATAATTGGAGTCCGTCTCCTTTTTCAATTATTAATGTAGCACAGGTCCTTCCCGTTGCTATTAATATTTATACAAAAGGGTTGACTTGTTGTTAAAAAGAGCCTATAATATGTATAATATGAAAAAGTATTATAATGATCATAAAGCAAGATCAAGAAAACGTCAAATACCATTTAATTTAACCTATAAAGAATGGGTTGATATTTGGGGATCTAAAATAGCACAAAGAGGTTCTAAACCACATGAATATTGTATGGCTAGATTAGGTGATATTGGAGCATATGAAATAGGAAATGTAAAAATTATTACCAATAGAGAAAATAACTTAGAACAATTTTCCAATAAACCATTAGGTGCTAAACTTACAGAAGAACAAGTATTAGAAATTAGATCACGTCCTAGAAAATGGGGTGATGTTACTAAATGGGCAAAAGAATTTAATGTTGATAGAACAACTATTGATGCAATAGTTAATAATCGTCAATGGAAGCACATATAAAAAGAAAGGGCGACATAAAGCCGCCCTCTCCATTGCTACCTATAAAAGGTTATCACTTAGTGATACTAATAATTAGCATCCACGGTGATTCCAACGCCGTAGCCTGGGCGAGATGAATTTCCGTCCATCACTCCTCCAACTCCGTAAGCAACTGATGCAACCCACTCTTCACCACGAACTGAAGGAACTCTTAAGTTCTCAACTCTGATGTCACGTTTTAGAACGTATGCAAGTGCGTCTGCGTTGAATACACCACCAACTTGGTTACCTGCTGAATCATTCTCTGCAACAACCGTTGATTCAATGATTATTACTCCAGCCAAATTACCAATTACACCTTCTCTAAGTGCCGCATTACCCAAATCACTAATGTTGTGGTTAATAACGTTAGCACCAGCGTTTGTTAATTGTTTCTTCAAGTTGAAGATTTGCTTAGGATGGAACACACCGTAGTATGGTCCAGCCGCTTTGTTTGATCTCAAAATTGAAGCCGCTTGGAAGATAAGGTCAGCAGTTAATTCTGTGCCTGATCCACCAATTTGGTCTGCAAAAGTTGAGAATAAATTAGCAAGATCTGTGTCAATCTTTTCTGCTAATGAGTTACCCATTTGCTTACCTAGAGCCGCCGCTAAATCTTCTGTAGCCGCTTCTCTTGCTAGGTCAGTTAGTGTAACCATTACACCCGCTTCTGAACAAGTAATTTCCTTGCTTAGAGTAGTGTATTGTGTGTTTGATAGTGCTGTTCCATCTGACACGCCTGCTGACGCGATAGTTGGGAACACTGGGATTTGTGCAGTTAAGCCTGGAGTTCCAACCATGTTTACGTTGCGAACTAGTGGGCGGATAACTGCTCTTTCGTTCATTACATACTGAGCCGTTTGCACCATATTGGCATATAACGTGCTAGTAGTTGAACTTGTAGTTTCTTGAGCCATTTGCTTTCTCCTATTAAGTTAAATTTTATCTAAACTTATAGTTTAACACCTTTGTTACGCATCATTTCAGCATATTGCTGTCTATGCCTAGGGTTATTCATATCCAGTTTAGATATATCAGTTTCAACCAAAGAGCCTTGTTCTCCCTGAGCACTTCCAGTTCCGCTACCTCTTGGTGTTGGAGCCTTAAAGTGTGGGTTTTCTTGTAAAAAGCCTTTAACAAGATCAGATACTTTTAATGGATTTCCATTATCATCATATCTAACTTTGCCTGTTTGATCAATAACATCAACGCCACCCGCTTCGTTTAAACGAACATGTCCTTTTAACAATGCAACTACCTGTTGAGGATTAATTGCTTTGTTGGAACTTGCTTCATTTAGCAAAGTGCCATCTACTTTAATAGAATGCAGTTCTTGCTCGTATGTTTGAATCTTAGAGTTAAACTTTTCAGCCTGCTCTTTTAAGAGTTGTTCATACTGGCCACGCTTTTCCAACTCTTGGACTTTGCGTTGCTCTTCAGCCTCTATTAACGTCTTGTAATGATCAACATCCACGTTTTCAAATTTCTTTTCAAACTTGGCTTTTTCACGTGCCACTCTTTCTGCGACAATTCTATTCAAATCATCCTGTGAGAAAGATTGTGTTTGCTCTTGTGTATCAGCCTGCTTTTCAACTTGTTGTTGCGGTGCAGTTTCCTCTGTTTTTACCACTTGTTCTGTGTCATTCATTTTGGTTCCTCTTTATATTGGTTGAGTTCTACCCCTCCTCGCTTGGAGTAATGTATTATTTATTGTTTTAAAAGAAAATCGTGCCTATTTGCGACGTTTTCTACCACCTCTTGTGGTTGTTCTAGTTCTCATGCTAGATCTAGACATTTTTTTATCTTCTTGTTTTTTCTTTCTACCACCTCGTGTAGCCATAACTTTTCCTCCCACTCGTTTTGGTATTAGACTTTTTACGCTGGTTGTTGTAATTGTAACCATAATAGTATTTAAATCGTTAGTGTTTCTAACACCTGTTTAGGTGTTATTTTTTGCATTGCTTCTTGGCATAGTTCGCAATCTTTGTGTATGGTATAACAAGGTGCTCCTGGTAGATCAGTTATTATGTCCTTTTGATTTTTGTATCCTAGATGTTTAGGAGATGTGCAATGTCCCCATATAACCGTGCATGGAACATCAAATGCCGCCGCTGTATGATGTGCCAATCCATCAGTTGTTATTACCCAATTTGCATGTTTTACCAATGCAAAAAAATCTCTTATTTCTGTTACTATGTTAATGGCACCATATAGTTCAGCACGTCCCTGCGGTTTTGCCCTAATAACAATGTGTCCAGCATTGGTTAATCCTTCTACCAATCTCTGCCAATGCTCCCAAGGCCAATGCTTGTTGTTGGCATGATGTGCATTTATTTTGGCATCTGGATTTACAAGAATATATTCACCATATTGTTTTTTAATATTCTTGCCCCAACCATCTTCGTGTTCATCCAAAACAATTGGTGCTGGCTTTGGTTCATAATGATCAACATCGTGATACCAGCGTTTACCATTGGGTCTTTGTTCAAAAGGATATCCCTCAAGATCAATCCAATCTATGTTTTTAAATGCTGGTTGTTTGCGATAATTGATTGGACGTATATGTCCATCTTTTTGTGGAGCAATCTTTTTACCTGTTTGTTGATGTAAATTATAGGCCTCGCCTAGATACATCATATCATCACCCATTCCCATTAACGTTTCTTTCTACCGCCTCTGGATCTAGATGCTTGAATTGCCCTACCTTGTTTTTCAGCCTCTGCTTTTGTTTTATAGACACGCCCTGATGTGCCCCATTTATATCCGCCTTTTACTTTTCTAACTGGCATTATTCTTCATCCTCCTCGTCAACGCCTTCCCAACTTGGATGTTCAAACCAACCCATTTCTTTTTTGTCTTCAAGTATTTCTTTTCTGCGTGTTTTGCAGAGATGATGTAATTCTAAGAGATATGCTCTTGCCCTAATACCTGCACGTTTGTTTTTTTTGGTTTCAAACTTAAAGATATCTTCATTATAAAGACCAAGCAATTCTCTTATTCTAATTTCTGTTTCGTTTTGCCATGGTGGCGGTTCAAATATAAACTTACCCATTAGGATCGTTCAATAGGTTCGCCTTGGTTCTTACAATGTCTTGTTGATTAATTTCTGGATGTCTTTCTAGAATTTGTTGATCAGTATATCCTTCCATAATCATTTCTCTGATATGGGCTTCCCTAGTTGACTCTGTTGTTACAGGATGAGACATCTCATCCTCACCCTCGCTCAATGAGGACTCATCCATTATTTCATTTAATTCTTCTGGATCATCAACGATGATCTCCAACATGCGTTTATCAATTTCTTTTAACAATACAGGATTGGTTGGATTTGATTCTTTTGCTAGTTTAAGCATAGCAATATCATTTGCTTTATCTTGTATTGAGAAACTTCTAGGATATTGAATTTCTCCATCCCATGCTGTGTCTTGATACATGCACCAACAACGCATAATTTGTTCTTCAGCCAATTCCATGTTAGCCGCAAATGAACTTAATTTTGCTGATAACAATTGAAATTCTGTTTGTAAACCTATTCCTGATAATCTTCTTGATTCAACACTTCTAATACCTCCAAGTGCCGCCGCTCTATCAACTGATTCAATCTTATGACGCATACTTTCTAATAAACTAGAAATGTTTTGCCCATTAGGTTGTAACAAATACGGTTTTGTGGCATCTGTTATATCATCTGGTATCTGAATTATTGCGCCTGCTCCTGCTGATGCTTCTGTTGAAGCGGTCTTTACCAAACTAGGATGGTTAGTGAGTTTTGTTAATTCAATTATTTCACTATGTTCTTCGTAGATTGATCGCTGGATGTCTGCAATATCGCCTATGGCTGAGATACCTACTCCCCTGATGTTTGAACGTTCTGCGTAAACACAGGTTGCAGGGATTTTACCTAGTTCATTAGGAATAACTGAAATTATGTTTGCTTCATTAGGTGCGTCTTCTTCAACCTTGTAAACTCTAATTTCTTCAGGTGTATATTCTCTAATGTATTGTGTTGTTCCAACTATTTCTTCTCTAACCTTAAGATAGGTTAATACATAAAGACCATTAGTTTCTCTTTTGTATTCCCAATCTAAAACATTTTCAGGAGTAAAGATTGAAACATAAGGACGGATTTCTTGTGCAAGTTCTTCCGCTCTTGTGTTGGTAATAACATTGGGTTTGTCAACAATGCACCAAGTATGGCCATACACCATAACGTATGCACTTAGATCACGTAGGAATGCTTCATAACTTCTACCATCTAGATCAGCATCTTTTAAAAATGAATTTAAACTTGGATCGTCTTTAATTGATCCCCAATCACGATAAATTGGTCTTCTATACAGAAATGAATTATAAATGCCAACGATTGATTTAACATGATTATCCAGTGCATTCATTCTTAGACGTTTTTCATAATCGCCTGTGCTTTCATAATAGAAAGGTTCTAAATGTTTGCCTCTATAATAATCATATCCTCCAATATATGAATCGCTTAAAAAATTCCATCTACCAATATAGGTTTTATATGCTGGATGCACGTCATAAACGTATTCAACTGATATTTTTGTGGTTCCTGGGATATACAGGTCTCTAACTCTTGGCATATTATCTTATTCCTCCTGATGTGCCACCAAAGGCCCAACGTTGTGGATCCCCTGTAGTAGCGTATTCTTTTTTGATTGGGAACAGATATTCCACGGCGTAACCCAATGCATCCGCCATGTGATCAAACCCTGAATCTTTATCAGGTATGCTAGTGCCTTCTTTGTAAACCAATCTTTCAAGGCTTTTAATAACCTCTTTACATTTTGGATCCACAAATAGTGTTCTCGTTCCGTTTGCTGATTTTAATTTTGCATTTGTTGCATTGATTCTGTCTCTAATTGCAGGGTGGGTATTTCTCATTTTAACATCAAAGCCAGCGTTTTGTAATATACTTAAATCAGTTCTACCACCCGCTGATGTCTTCCTGGCTTTACAGGCAGGATCTGGAAAAATAGTAATCTGTGATTTTGGATATCTATTTTTCAATTCATTAACAACATCATCAGTTGAACTACCTCGCATTTTAATTTCATCTATAAAATACATTTCACTTGAATTAGGCATAACGAATATGGCACTTGCCATGTTATCAACGTTAAAGTCCTGACCAACAAATATATGTGATGTATCAAAATCTCCAGCACATGATTTTACATTCGCATCTCTTTCAAAATTATAGAAAACAGCACCTGACCATGTGGTAAACGTTGCTTCATATTCCTGTTGAAATGTTTTCTCATCCATATCGCGTTTTGCTTGTTCAATTTCTGATTCAGGGATCCAACCACCATCCAATGTTGTAAATTGAAATGCGTCCCAACCTTCAGTGTCCTTTGCTGTTGTGAATAGATCAAAACTGAATGACCCTAATCCTCTAGGTGTTCCTGTAAACAGGGCCTTGCCTCCACTATCTGATAGTGTAGGTCTTAGAACTTCATACCATGCTTTAGGATCAATGTCTTGGAATTCATCCATAACCAAAAATCCCAATTTGCTTCCACGCAATGAATCTGGTGAATCAGCACCTTTAACTGCTATTTCACTACCATTGCGAAGATATAATTTTAATTCTGCTTCGTTTTTCTTTTCAATCCAATTTAGATCTTGTAATTTTCTTACCAATTGACTCCACACAATTTCTTTTCCCTGTCTGTAACTGGGTGCCACCAGCCAACATTTGCTTTCTGGATGTTGTGCCGCCGCTTTTGCTAGTTCTCTAATGGCAACGGTTGTTTTACCAAAACGTCGTCCAGTAATAGCCACACGAAAACGTGCAGTTGAATCAGCAATTTGTTTTTGTGCGGAACTTAATGGCATTAATTGTTTTTCTCCAATATAATTTCAAAACCTGCGGCAATTGAAGTTGTTGCTCCTGC